CGCCCCATGTGTGCAGTGGAAAGCCTCTGACGGCTATCACACCTTTGATGAGCTTTACCGTCACCGTGCAATCCTGTTCAGTGTAATTTGCAATGCTCATCCCGACCTTGCCTGGAAATCCAAACGGCACCATGAGGGCGGCGGGCCGATGTACAACGGAATGTTCATCGTTGGAATCGAAACGCCGGAAGGTCAAGCCACCTATCACTATGACATTGACCCGTATTGGGATTTGTTTCGTGTGAAGGAACTGGAACATGCACCGGAATGGGATGGGCATACACCGGAGCAGGCCATTGAGCGCATTCGGTCACTTTCTCCGGAGGATAGAGCAGTATGAAAATCATTCAAAACGGCAACCCCAAGCTGGTCTTTTCAGCAACAAAACGTTTTCGTTGTGGTTCCTGTGGCTGTGTGTTTGAGGCAGAAAAAGACGAATACACAGCGGGCAGCCAATATAACGAAACCTTTTACCAATGCAAATGCCCGGAATGTATGAGCACTGCAAATGAGGTGGTTATGCGGAGGAGTAATTATGACTAAAGCCGCCGCCCTCCACCAGTTCTTTTCCTCCTTCGGCATGACGGCCTACACCGCAACCAGCGTGCCGGAGGACGCCATCTTCCCTTACCTGACCTATGAGCTAATCACAAGCGCCTGGGAGGGCGGGGAAACCGGTCTGACGGTAAACCTGTGGTTTTACACCGACAGTGAGGCGGTTCCAAATGCAAAGGCGGAGGAGCTTTCCGCAGCGCTTGGCATCGGCGGGAAGGTACTGCCGTGTGACGGCGGCTATATATGGCTGAAACGCGGCGTTCCCTGGTGTCAGTCGCTGCGTGATGAAACCAGCCCGGAAATCAAGCGCCGTTATATAAATATTACGGCGGAATATCTTACGAAAAACTAAGAAAGGAAACAAAAAGATGGGAAAATTCACCCAAATCCCTGAAAACACATTTCAAGGCTTACAGCTTGACGCAGGCGTTTTGCTGAAAAACTTTGACCTGGAAAACGGCACGTTCAAAAATGAGGATATCATCTGCGCTACGACCGGCGGCATTAACATTGTCTGTCAGGCTACATACAGCGATTTTGCGGAGGACGTTGACAATGCGCCGAACAACCTGAAAGAATTCAAGCATCTGGACGGCTGGAATTGTACGATGGGCTTTACCAGCATCGGAACCTCTCCGGAATCCATCCGGCTTTCCCTTGGTGCAGCGGATTATGACGCGGAAACCGGGAAAATCAAGCCGCGCCGCGATCTCAAGCAGACTGATTTTTCTGATGTGTGGTGGTGCGGTGACCGTGCGGACGGCGGATTTGTTGCCGTTTGCTTGATCAATGCACTCTCTACCGGTGGTTTCAGCCTGCAAACCACGAAGAACGGCAAGGGGCAGAATTCCATGGAATTGACCGGCCATGTGTCTATTAAAGATCAGGACACCATGCCAATGGAATTTTACAGCAGGGACCCTGAACCGCAGCAGGAACCGGGCGGCAGCGGAGACACCGGGGAGGAAGTACAGAATGCATCAGAAAAGGAGTATAACTACGCATGAAAACGCTTGCAAATTGTAATCCTGTAGATTTTTTGAGACAGACCAACCGCATCCGGAATTCGTTCGGCAGCTTGCTGACTGAAAACGGGATTCCGGATATTTTCAAGCGGCAGCCGGAGCTTAAAGGGACGGAAACGGCAGACGAGGCAAGGGAAAAGCGCCGTGCGCAGACCCGACGAAATGTGGATGAGATCCTGAATATTCTGATGGAGACGCACGCGGAGGAAACCGCCGAAGCACTCGGGCTGATGTGTTTTATGGAGCCGGACGAGCTTGCAAATGCAAAGGGTGTTGATCTGCTGTCCCCTGCAATCGAACTGCTTTCCAGCAAACCGGTTATTGATTTTTTTATGAGCTTTGCGAAATTGGGCCGGAGCCTTATGGACGGCTGATCTCAACCATACGTCTTGACCTGCTGGAATTATTCGGGAAGCCGTATATTTCACAGCATGTCATCCAGGAATTTAACCGGGAACAGGAAATATTGCTTTTCCGCGTTTATGTGACCGATGCCCTGCACGGCATTTCGAACGGAAAGGGCATCGGTGTACGTTTCTGGGACTTGCTGCATCCAAATACGGAGCAGGAAGAAACCCGTTCGGCAGAAGAAATCATTGCGCATGTGCGGTCAGTTTTGGACGGAGGAGGTGACGCGCCCAAATGAACCTGCTGGATTTGGTTGCAACGATCCGTATTGACCTGAGCGATTTTGAGCGCGGCTTGAACAGCGCGAGGGAACAAGCAAAAAATTTCTCCTCCAATCTTGGCGACGCGTATTCAGGCATTCAGGATGTTTTGAAGCCTGCGGTCCAGGGCTTCCAGGCGGTGGAGAGCGTTGGCAAAAAGGCCGGGGATGCGATAAAAAAGAGCGTGACCGGATTTACAGCAGCGGCTGCCGCAGTCGGAGGCTTTGGTGCGGCGGCGGTGAAGTCTGGTATGTCTTTTGACGCAACGATGTCGGAGGTCTCCGCGATTTCCGGCGCGGCGGGAAAGGATTTTGACAGCCTGCGCGCGAAAGCGCTTGAAATGGGTGCAAAAACAAAGTTTTCTGCAACTGAGGCTGCCGAGGCTATGACCTACATGGCTATGGCCGGTTGGAAGGCCGGAGATATGATAGGCGGCATTGAGGGCATTATGGATTTAGCCGCCGCGTCCGGTGAGGATTTGGCATCTACATCCGATATCGTTACCGATGCATTATCCGCGTTCGGATTGCAGGCGAAGGATAGCGGACGATTCGCCGACGTGCTGGCGGCTGCATCGACAAGCGCCAATACTAACGTTGGCATGATGGGGGAAACGTTCAAATACGTTGCCCCGGTTGCTGGTGCGCTTGGATATTCAGCGGAAGATACAGCTATCTCAATCGGTTTGATGGCGAATCAAGGTATTAAGGCTTCGCAGGCTGGCACGTCTTTGCGTTCTATTTTAACGCGTTTAGCTACAAATGCAGGTGAAACGAAAACGCAAATGGGTGCGCTGAGTGTGCTCACTCAAGAGCTTGGCGTTGAGTTTTACAATACGGACGGAACAACCAGAAACTTAAATGATGTACTTGTAGATAGCCGCGCCGCGTGGGCTGGATTATCGCAAGAGCAACAGATAAGTTACTCTAAAATTATTGCAGGGCAAGAGGCTATGTCCGGATGGCTCGCGCTCATGAATGCAGCTCCGGCAGACATCGAAAAAGTCACGACTGCAATTTATGATTGCGATGGCGCAGCAAAAGAGATGTCAAAAACTATGATTGACAATCTGCAAGGTGATCTGACCCTTTTAGGCAGTGCTTTTGAATCTCTTCAAATTGCAATTTCCGACAGTCTAACGCCAACCTTGCGGGAGTTCGCGCAGTTTGGGCAGAAGGCAATGGCAAATCTGTTAGAAGGATTCCAGAGCGGCGGTACAACCGGGTTTTTCTCCGCATTAACCGGAATCGTTACAGAGGGCATTACATTGCTCGCTGAAAAAGCGCCGCAGTTTGCACAGGTCAGTATGCAGTTTATTGATTCGCTTGCAACCGGAATTCTCAATGCGCGGGATAAGATCATCCAGTCAGCAGCGCAAATTTTTATGATACTGGTTCAGGGGCTCGATAGCTGGATGTCCAGCCACCTTTCCGAACTTTTAGATTTTGGGAAAAAGATTGTTGATTCGTTATTTCAGGGGTTTGTGTCTGCCGGTGATGTGATTGCAAAGTATATCGGCGAATTTATCCCATTGATTGCCGAGGCATTTGCGAAATATCACGAAGCGCTTTTTACAGTCGGTATTGATATTTTAGGCGCAATCGGACGCGGAATTGTCGAAAATAAGGGCAAAATCCGTGAAACTGCAAAAGAAATGATTGCAAATATGGTGACTGCGCTGCGGGATAACGCGCCCGACATCATAGAGGGCGCGGTTGCATTGCTGAATGCGCTTGTAGAAGCTGTTATTGCAAACCTCCCGCTGATCCTGGAAGCAGGGGCAGAGATTGTTCTTGCGCTTGTGAGCGGAATTTCCGGCAATCTTCCGGCAATCACGGTTGTAGTCGGCCTGATAATCGCGGAAATAGTAAAAGTGATTCAGGTTGTCGGGAATATTGCGGCTGCATTTAACAGCCTGACATCCCTGTTTGGCGATTTGGGCGGCGCGGTCACAAAATTGCAGGGCATCGTAAGCAGCGCGATCTCAACCGTTACGGGGCTTGGAAGCAAGCTCATGGCGGGTATTCAGGCCCTTTGGGCGCTTGTGCTTGCGCATCCGGTAGCGGCAGTTGTTGTGGCGATCGTTGCTGCAATTACGATTTTATGGAATAAATCCGAGGCTTTCCGTGAATTCTGGATCGGCGCGTGGGAGAAATGCAAAGAAGCATTTTCTGCCTTTGCGGATTGGTGCAGCGAGGGTGTTGAAAATCTAAAACAGCTGTTTGCAGAGTGGCGCGATAAAATCAATGAAAAATTCAGTGATATTGGGAATTGGTTCCGGGAACGGTTTGCCGGCGTCAGGAAAAGCGCCGTTGAAGCGGCTGACAGTGCGAAGAAGAAATTCGACGAATTCCGAAAAGCACTTGATAAGCAATTCGGAAAAATCGGGGATTGGTTCGGTGAAAAATTCAGAGCCGCCCGTAAAAATGCAGTATCCGCGTGGGATAACATTACCGATGTTTTTGATGGGATCGTAAAGAGCATCCTTGGCGTTTTTAAGATGACGCCGGAGGAATTTAAGAAAATCGGCACGAATATCATGAAGGGCTTCGGCGATGGCATTATCGAGAAGGGGAAATGGCTTCTTGATAAGGCAAAAGGCATTGTGAAATCCATCAAAAACGTTTTCACGAATAAAGAAGGTTTTGACACCCATTCCCCCTCCCGCTGGGCGAAGAATGTCTTTGCTTATGTGATGGAGGGCGGAGAACAGGGGCTTGTTTCCGGTTCACGCGACCTAATCAAAACAGCGAAGCGGGCTGCAGACGATATCAAGGACAATCTGCAATTTTCCCCGGTTTCGATGGAGACCGAAAACACAGACCTAGCGATTCTGTCTGCTGAAACGCTGGAAGCTGCCGCAGAACGTCTTTTTGAATTCCTGGAAAGCTGCCGGGAGGCATTCATAGAATTTGGGGAGTGGCTGAAAGAACAGGCGCAGGTCCTTTTCGAGTGGTTCGGCGAAAGCCTTGATTCAATCGCGGAACGCATTGCCGCTGCGCAGGAATCTTTCCTGACGTTGTGGGATTCGATTGCAGCGCTTTGGAGCGCCGCGCCGGAATGGTTCGCGGAAATCTGCGAAAACATCCGTTTGCTGTTTGAGACGCTCACGCTGGCAATTACAGAGCTTTTTGTTACCGCAGTGACAACGGTGCAGGAAACCTTTGCCGCCCTTCCGGAAGCCTTTACCGAGACCTGTGACGCACTGCGCGGCATCTGGGAACAGGCAACCACCTTCTTTACAGAAACCTTTACTGCGGCAGCAGAAGCGGTAAAGGAGGCCTGGGCGGCAGTCGAAGAATTTTTTGCTGCGTTGTGGAATGCAATTACCGCCATTTATGGGGAAGCACCCGCCTGGTTCGGCGAAACCTTTACCGCTGCTTTTGAAGCGATACAGACCGCATGGGAGCCAGTCATTCCGTTCTTTGAGGCGGAATGGGAAAATATTATCAATGTATTTTCAGATGCGGCAGAGCGCTTTTTCGAGATTGGCGAATCCGCAATGAACGGCCTTTTAGACGGCATCGAATCCATGAAGGATTCTGTAATTGCGGCGGCAGAAGCGGTCAAACAGGGGATTGTTGATGCATTTTCCGACCTTGCAGAACTGCTGACCAATATTGCAAATCAGGCGATGGAGGCATTGAGCCAGGCCGTTTATTCCAAGTTTGACGAGATGAAAGCGGAGGTTGACGAGCTGATGAGCCGGATTGCCGCAGCGATCAGCAAACTTTCAGAGGCTAGGTCAAAGACGGAAAGCCTTGAAAAGAAAGCGGAAAAAGAGGAAAAGGCCGCAGAAAAGAAGCTGGAAGCAGTTTCAAAGGGGGTCCAAAAGGCAGCGGAAGCGACTAAGGCGGCAGCAGGCACCGTAAAGCGCATGGTTTCCGCCAAACCCTCCGCGCCGACCGGAAAGACCCCGACC